CGCGCCTGTTAAAAATCCTGTTTGGTTCGATGCCGTTGTGGATGTGTATTGTTACGCTGCCGGTTCGGTGAATAATCAGGAGTCGGTGAATAATGCAATGGAAATCGCTTATCATGTGTTCCGTGCCGTGAACGGTCTGCCCTGGATTTTACGGGCAAAGTCGCCTTCGGTTGTTGCGTTCATTGATGAGAATGGTCGGATCACTCACCCGGACAGGTGCGCCGTGGTTGTGTCGTTTGATGCCAGATATCACGTAGGAGTTTAAATATGGATAGCATTGTTGTTGCTCGGTTTAATGAAGATATTGAATGGCTGCACGATAAGCGGCTTAAAAATTATGAAAAGTTTATATATAATAAGGGAAAGAAGGTCGCCGGTCAGATTCCTCTCAAGAACTTCGGTAGAGAAGCCCACACGTACCTTACGCATATTCTAAATAATTACAACAGTTTGCAAGATGACAAAGTTAGCACTTTTCTGCAAGGCGACCCTTTCCCTCATATTAATCACGATTTTATTGCTGATCTCGCCGCAGGGCTGCCGCGGGATAAGTTCTTCGGGTTCGGTTGTCACCAGACTAAACTCGTAGTGTCGCCCTTTTCTGCTAAGCGTAACGGCACACAGATTTTCTCCGATGCTGATTCTAATGCTATTTACCAAGCATGCCAGTTCGTTAAGCCGAAACAGCCCGATTATGTTTATATTCTGAGGGTTTCTCACTTTGCGTGCTTTTCCGTGCCTAACAGATTGATTAAGAAGTTTCCCGTTGATTTTTATAAATTTTTACTTGATGTGTCTGTAAATTCGCCTTTCGGTCCTCATTGCCTCGAAATGCTCTGGCAGGGGATTTTTGATACATCGGCGCTTGTATGAGCCGGGGGGTTTATGGGAAGACCTAAAAGAGAGATTAAGTTATCCAAAAAGGAAGTCGTTGCGTTGCTTGAAGAACATGGCGGGGTTGTTGCCCGTGTTTGTGCGGCTTTGCAGGTTGACCGTGCTTCGTGGTTTTACGATGCGCTCCGCAAAAAGTATCCTGATATTGTTGATATTGCATGGGATATTAAAAAAAAGTCTATCCTGACGGATGCCTCAACTGCTTTGCTGGATAATGTAAGGGCTGGGAAAGAAACTTCGGTGATTTTCGCCCTTAAAACTTTAGGGGCTCGTATTGGCTTCATGGAACCCACACAAACTGACTCTTCGAATAACGCTGCGAACGGGCTTACTGTTAATTATAACCCAACATTTGTGAGCGTTCAAAATGACAATCACACCTAATTATCAATTTAATTCCGTTTTCCTTTCGCTGCTCGATTGTAAGCAGCGTAATATTATTCTGATGGGCGGCGCGGGTTCCGGTAAGTCGGTCGCCGTGGCGCAATGGTTCATTCATAAGACGTTCACTCTGCCCAATCACCGCATGGCGCTCATCCGCAAACATCTGAAACATATCAGACAGTCACAGTATCAGGAAATCAAACTGCAAATCAGTAAAATGAATTTAAACCAGGTTTTTACTTTCAACGAAACTGATATGCGTATTAAAAATAATATGACAGGGGCGGAGATTATTTCGTTCGGGCTGGATGACCGTGAGAAAATCAAGTCTATTGCTGAAATTTCGCAGGTGTGGATTGAGGAGTGCACGGAGCTGGATGATATTGATGACGACCAGATTGACCTCCGTGTCCGCTCGAAAAATGCTTTGTTCCTTCAGGTTGTCCGCACTTTCAACCCGATTAAAAAAACTCACTGGCTGAAGGACAAATATTTCGGCGATGAGCTGCCTCCGCTCGGTGAGCCGGTAGTTAAAACTGTTACGCAGACTATTGACGGTGTTGAGTATTCTTTTGAAAATCTAATACTTAGAACTAATTACAGGCATAATGCTTTCATTGATTCTTCCTCGCTGGCTATCCTTGAGCGCTTCCGTACGACAAACCCCGAATATTACAAAGTGTACGCATTAGCCGAATGGGGCGACCTTGAGCTTGGTCTGATATTTAAGCGTGAGTTTTACCAGGAGTGGACCGTAATTCCTTCCGATGCCCGTGGTGTTATTTATTGCGATCCTAACCTCAGCAAAAAGGGACAGGGTGACACTACCGCAATTTTCTCTTTGCTCTTTTCGCCGTCCGAACAGAAGTATTATATCACGAATGCCTGCTGCAAATCCTTTTCGACTACTTCAGAACTGCTCGACGTTGTTCTGGATTACCGCAAGGATGAACGCACTAAGTTTATTGGCTTCGATGGTAACGTCAACCAGGAATCTCAGTGGACCGAGCATGTTGCGAATTATTCGCGGCTCAAGGGTCTTGCTTATCCGATTATTGATTACAAGCGTTATAGGGTGGATGAACTTGCTAAGATGGCGCAGATTGTCTGGTGTGACGGTTCTGTTTATTTTCCTCCCGGTTTCAAATACACAAAGGAAGGTGAAACGATACTTTCGCAGCTCTATTCTTTTGCAGGCAAAAAGCATACCGAGGGACACGATGACGCGCCCGATGCCCTTATCTGTGCTATTGAGTATATCTACGAATCGGGCTTTGCTTTCAAAACTCAACTTTCGAATATCAAATTTTAAAATATTAACAGGATCATTATGTATTCAGAAACCTCTATCAAAGACAAGCAATATCCAACCATCAGCGAGGCGGTTACGCTTGCAAAGAACTTCAACAAAATAACCGATGCCGAGCGGGACGTGCGCGGGTTTATGGCTGTGCTGGTCCGTATGGCTACTGTTTCGCCCCGTATTGCCGGGCATATTCTCACCCGTAACACTGCACTTTATGCTTACGAGTGGGAAATCAGTTCGCCTGATCCTAAATGGGACGAGCAAATCAAGAATTTAAAATTGAGATTGAGCAATATTATGGATGTTCTGCTCAGCAATCACGCACAGACTTCACTGTTTGGCGCGATGGCTCTGAAACTTAAATGGGAGATGTCCGATTTGTTCAAAGCTCAGGTCCCGAAAATTGAGATTAATCACCTGCCGGATGAACTGGATATTCTCGCCGATGGTACGCTTGCCGTGCTGGATGCCGACAATAAGAAGACCGTGCTCGACCCAAACAAGACGGATTATTTCTTCGATATGCTTCAGCCACAGCAAAGAGGCGGCGCTATGCGTTCAATTATGTTCCATGAGCTGCTTCGTGATGAAACGATGAAAGAATGGGCAAATCTCAATAAACGAATGAAGGGTATTGCTACGGGTACGATTGACGGTCAGGCTGTTACGCGTTCCGGTGGTGCACTTGGTTTGTCCGACGCTCAAATCGGCACTCTCGTTTCTTCGCTCGATACTGCCCTTGCCGGTATTGGTGACAATAATTATCTGAAGACCTTGCAGGGTGTGGATATTAAGCTTTCTTCGCTTGTCGAAGCTGCTGCGGGTGCCTCTTTCTCGGAGTTCAAAAAGACTCTCGACAATGATATTGCAATCTCGCTGCTCGGTCAGGCTAATACTTCGGAGCTTCCCGCAAATGGCGGCTCGCGTGCTGCCGTGCAAATTCTTAATCTTATCAGGACGGATATTCTCTTTGCCGATATGCTTGCCGCTCAGCGCCGTATTAATCGTTTTTTGTTATTGGATTACAAAATTAATAATGATCCTAATGCTGCCGAGTGCCCGTATAAGTTCGACTTTATTGACCAGGAGTCGCCAGATTACGAAGCGAATGCCCGTAAATACGAAATTCTTGCCCGTATCGGTGTCACCGTCAGCAAAGAGGCCTTTTATAAGGACCTTGGTATTGTCCCGCCTGCCGATGATAAAGCCGAGGATGTTCTCGAATTGAAACAGTCTTCAGGGTTTTCCGTATGAGGGACCCGAATTTAAATGATAACTTTGCACAGTTGCGGGTCTCCGTTGATTCAGCTGCTATGCTCAAGGTCGGGCTCCGTGCGGTTCGTATTATTCGCGCCCGTACCCTTGAGGGTAAAGATAAGGACGGGAACCCGTTCAAATCGTATTCGACGAAAACCTTTGCTATGCCTGCGGATGCTGCTACTAAGCGCGCCCGCAAAATCCTGGAGAAAAACGGACAGCTGCATTATTTTATGACTGCCGCCCAAAATCTTTGGATGGTTGTTACAGGTGGGTATTTAGCGTTTAAGAAAGCGGTTTATGCTCAAACGGGGTGGTCTGGTACGGTTAATCTTACCGCGTCGGGGCAGATGCTCCGCTCGCTTACCGTGCTGACTTCGAATAGTAATGAGGTTGTTATCGGTTTTAGCCGTCCCGAAGATGCTTTAAAAGCGTTTTGGAATGCCGAAAAGGGGCGGGAGTTCCTGGGTTTGTCCGATTCCGAAATTGAACAGGATCAGGAACTCCGTCAGATTTTGATTAATGGTGTAAGGTTTCTTTAGATTCTTTGAGTTCTTTTAAATTTACAATTAACCCTTTAAGAGCTTTCCGCGCCTCTTTTTTTCCCCTTTCTATTTTGTTTTGGTGTGCGGTTTCTTTAGATTCTTTGATTACGTTGTCGGGAAACGTTGGATTAAGCCTGCAAGCCATTAACCACTCCGAAAGTGCTATGTTTATTATGCTTGCAATTGGTACGTTAAGCTGTGCTGCTTTTGCCTCTAATTGTTCGTAAAGTGTGTCCGTTAAGACTATTAATTTCTTTTTCATGCCGTTTGCCTTGATAATATTTTCGATATATGCAAGATATTTTTTTAATATATTAAAAATTGTTCAATATTAGCCAATTTGTTTTTTTATGCTAATTCTCAATTTTCAATTTTCAATTCTTAATTCTTAATTCTTAATTCTTATTCCACTCCTCCCCAGTAATGCCTGCAATTAAAACCACCACAATATAAAAGCACGTCCAGACCCTGCCCGTTGCTCATGCCTTTGATTTCTTCTTCGGTCCAGGTCTTGCCCTCAGCTGCTGCCTTCATCACTGCCCGACAAAATCCGCGCTCTGCCGGCGGTCCCTTGTAGGTGAACCGACTCAAGCCCGCCTGTTTTGCCTTGACTACCGTGTCAGCTCCGTCGAACCCTGCAATTGCTGTCCTGGCTATCGTTTCGGCATAGTTCCGGTGCTTGCCGATTACGGATTCCAATTCGTTGCGTATGTCTTTCCGGTCCTTGCCTGCATCGAGCAGCGGGCGCACCCTGTTCTCTAAATCTTTGCGGAGTCCCTTTTTCGTGCTGGTATATTGACTGCCTGCATTCGCAAGTATCTCGCCGACCATTTCCCGCTCGGTGCCGTCCATCGTTTTGCGATCTACCCAGTCGAATTGTTTCTCCATCTGTTTGTATAGTGCCTCTTTTTGTCCGTTCAGGTCCCAGCGTGCCAGCTCGTCTGAGACCTGGCGCATTATGTCTTTCTTCGCTCTGCCCGATTTGAGCCCGTCGTTGACCAGTCGCCGTATCCGTTTAAGTAGTTCTTCCACTTGCAAGTCCCCTTTCATATTGCTCAGCATTTATAAACTCTGCCTTCAGTGTCGCCTGGTGGATGATGCTCACTTCCGTCACGCGTTCCTCTGTTTTGAATATTTTGTGACACACTTCGCAGTATCGGGTCCTGATTGTTGTGTCGTCTTTTTGTACCGTCTTCATAGTCTTTATTATGTCACCTGCGCATCTTGGACATACCATACGAGTCCCCCTTCTTTAATAATGTTTTTATGTTGTGTAATTATGAATTTACTTTCGCCCTATCGTTGGGAATAATTCTTTGTAGTCTGTCTTGTAAAAGCCGTGTCCCTTCAACTTCATATTCGTTGCCGACATTATCAGCCGCGCCTGCCTGCCGCACTTGCACGGATGGTGCTCGGTGAACTTGCAAAGCTCCTCGAATACTGCCCCGCATTCGCATTTAAATGTTAATATTGGCATTTTCATAGACTCCCGAATAAATACGCCGTCGGATTAATGTGCAAATGGTATGCGTTGAATAGAATAAACAATACTACCAATAAGCTAATTAACGACATGACCCATCTCTGAATATAATGCTTGTTAGGGATGAATGATAATGCCAGTAAAAATATAAATAAAATCCATTGAAAAGTAAACAGACCTGAAAATAGCCACAGGACGTGTAAAAATTTCCAAAGAATATATCCTTTTTCAATATCCTCATGTTCTTCCCATTTGGTTTTTAACTTCATCGCCTTTGCTTTGTTGTGAATAATCTTTGGATTCTGTAATACATGCATCTCCCACAGTAATGGAATGATGCTGAAAAAATAAAATACGTGTTTCATTTCTGTTCCTCCAGTTTATAAATTTGCGAATTAAGCTCCTTTAATTTTAGATAATCATCACCATCGCATCTTACATTAGGCACTGGTCTTGTGGGATCGTTGTTCCTAAAGAACCTTAGCATCATCTCTCCCAGCTCTACATAAGGGCGGAGGGATTCCATTGCCAACGACATACCAGCCCATGCTTGATATTTATATTCATCAGAATAGTTGTCCCAGTCATACTGTAACCTAATTTGCTCTATCTTGTCATTCTCTTTCATTCAATTATCCCCATAATTGCTTGACACAATATAATAGCGATAATACTCCCGCCAACAATACAGGCAAGGTAATATAAACCCCAGAGAATTTTACTTCTTATTTCTTGCTTTTCCTCAGTCCAAACTACTTTATAAGTCGGCTTTTTGAGTGCTTTCTTCGCTTCCCTAAGTGACAGATATTTCCCTTCAATTGCGTGCCACTCATTGCCGTCGTTTGATTTCTGTATGCTATAATACGGACGGCATTCAGGGTTGCGCTGTTTAATTATTCTTTGTTGTGTTTTCATTTCTCCTCCAATAGTTCTGTAGCTAAGTTGACATACTCCGCAATAATTTCGATTTCTTCTGCTCTAAGTTGAGCTGCATATTCAATGTTATTCTCTTTAATAGCACCGTTTTTAGCATGTATTATGTGTTCTGCTTTGATTTCCATAAATCTTAACTTGTCCCTTTTCTTTGCATAAGCGAGCGATTCTTTGTTTAGCATGATTAGTTCTTGCAATAGTTCTGTTGTTTTAGTTTCTTTCATTTCTGTTCCTTTAAAAAATATTATTAAAATTATTTTCTGCTGTTTTCATTAGAACAACTCCCTTCTGAGCGGTTTCTCTTTGCGGAATTGTCGCTCAACCTGTTCGCCGTTTAATACCTTCTGCACGTCGTCTATACTCGCAACGTAATGGATCGGAACCCGCCTGCCTTCGAAATAAGTATAAACTTTCT